GGATACAAATGAAGATTTAACTTGGTTAATTAAGTAATCTTTAAAAATTATATATTTATAGAGTATAGGAGTTAATTATGGAAGAAATAACAAAAGCACTTTATTCAAATTTTGTAAATACTATCAGAGAGACCGCTGATGATATTCAAGAATATGATTGTGAAAACCGACAAGATTACAAAGAGATAGTTGAATTTTTAAAACATTACAAACCTGAAGTTAACGAAGCCGAGTATCAAGGTAGAAAAGTTAAGTTGGGTAAACCAACGAGAGGTGATGTAAAAAAATTCAAAGTATATGTAAAAAACCCACAAGGAAATGTTGTAAAGGTAAACTTTGGACATAAAGGTAAGGGTGGTGAAAAAACAATGAAAATAAAAAAGAGTGACCCTGCAAGAAGGAAGTCATTCAGAGCAAGACACAACTGTGATAATCCAGGCCCAAGACATAAGGCAAGGTATTGGAGTTGTAGAGCTTGGTAATAGGTTATAATTAAAATAAGAATAAAATGGCAGATACTTCATTTTTTGGTAGATTAACTCGTTTGTTCTCAACACAAGCGATTGTTCGTGTCGATAAGAAAGGTAGACGAAAAGTAGTTGATACCGATGATAGACAACGAACAAATCTTTCTTCACTAAGAGATAGATATACCAAATTACAAAAAGCACAATATGAAATGGCTGGTGGGGCACAATCGATGGCCTACCAACAAGTCCGAAGAGAAATCTTTAGAGATTACGATGCAATGGATAATGACCCAATTATCGCATCAGCATTAGATATCTTCGCAGATGAATCTACACTTAAAAACGAATTCGGTAATATACTTACTATTCGTTCATCTAACGAAGATGTACAAGAAATTTTACACAATTTATTTTACGATATCATGAACATTGAATTTAATCTTTGGCCATGGGTAAGAAATATGTGTAAGTATGGAGATTTCTTCTTAGGTTTAGAAATGGCAGAAGGAAAAGGGATTGTAAACATAACTCCTTATTCAGTTTACAATACAGAAAGATTAGAAAGAACTGACCCAGAAAATCCAAATTATGTAAAGTTCCACATCGAAGATGATATCAATGGTAAAGTTGATTATGAGAATTGGGAAATCGCACACTTTAGATTACTAGCAGATACAAACTGGTTACCATATGGTAAATCAATGATTGAAAATGCTAGAAGGTTGTGGAAACAATTATCTCTTATGGAAGATGCGATGTTGATTCATAGAATTATGAGAGCACCTGAGAAGAGAGTTTTCAAAATTGATATTGGTAACATTCCACCAAACGAGGTTGATAACTACATGCAGAGAATTATCAACAAAATGAAGAAAGTACCTTTCTTAGATAGAAACACAGGTGAGTACAACTTAAAGTACAACATGCAAAACCTAACAGAAGATTTCTATCTACCAGTAAGAGGTGGAGATAGTGGAACTTCTATCGATAACTTAAGTGGATTAGAATATTCTTCAACAGATGATATTGATTATTTAAAAGCAAAAATGTTTGCTGCACTTAAAATACCAAAAGCGTATTTAGGATATGAAGAACAAATAAATGGTAAAGCAACATTAGCAGCAGAAGATGTTAGATTCGCAAGAACAATCGAGAGAATTCAAAGAATCATAGTTTCAGAATTATCTAAGATTGCAATCGTACATTTATACTCACAAGGTATATCAGATACAGAAATGACAAACTTCGAACTATCATTAGTAAATCCATCGACAATTTACGAACAAGAAAAAGTAAATCTTTGGAGTGAAAAGATTAGATTGGCACAAGATATTCAAGGTTTGAATATGTTATCTAAAGAATGGGTATATGAAAATATATTCAAAATGTCAAATGAAGAAACTGATAGACAAAAATCTTCAATGATTAATGATTTAAAAGATAGATTTAGATTTAGGTCAATAGAAGATGAAGGTAGTGACCCTGCAGCAGAAGAAGATGCAGAGGATATCGAAGAATCATTAGAAAAGATTAAAAAAGAAATTAAAAATAAAGGTGGTAGACCGAGGGAAGGTAATACTTATAAGAAAGACAAACATCCTTACGGTAGAGACCCTCTTGGAGATGATGAACGCACTAAGGCTCGAAAGAGAGAAACAAGAGAAGGCAAAGTTTCATTAAACCGAGCTAAAGAAATTGTTAACGGCGTTTCCTCAAAGCGTAAATATTTACATGAAAATGATATGTTAAGCGAGGATAATCTCCTTGATGATACAAAAATTTAATTTTTAATCAATAATTGTATATTTATATTAGAGTTTTAGTATCATATCAAATTGTAAGGAAAGAATGAAAAAAATTAAACATAGCAAATTTAAGAATACAGGTATCTTATTTGAACTTCTTGTTAGACAAATTACTCTTGAAATTCTCAACGGTGATAAAGAAGTTGCAAAGGGGATAGTTAAAGAATTCTTTAAATCTGGTACTGAGTTATCTAAAGAGAAAAAGCTTTATGATATGCTATTGAAAGAAAAGTATAATTCTGAATCAAGAGCAGAAAAGTTCATAGATGCAATATTAGAGGCTCATTCCAAAATTGATTCCAAAAAAATTATTAAAGAAAAGTATAATCTTATAAAAGAGATTCAATCAAATTTTAACATAGATGAATTTTTAAATTCACCTATCACAAATTATAAAACACTTGCATCTATATATAAAGTGTTTGAATCAAAAAGTATTGATAATGCAGATGTAAAGGATGTTCTTAATTCAAGATTTACATTAGTAGAACATATTATCAATGATTCTGTTAAGAATAAAAAGAAAATAATTGAAGATAGAGCACTACAAGCCTACAAAAAACAAGATAAAGATGTAAGATTACTTGCGTACAAGGTTCTTGTAGAGCAATTCAATAAAAAATATACAAACCTAAATAATTCTCAGAAAAACTTACTTAAAGAGTATATCAACAATGTAAATAATACAAGTAAGTTTGTTGATTATTATAGAGGCGAAATGAAAAAACTCGTTTCTTCCTTATACGAAGAATATACTAAAACAAAAGACAAGGTTACTAAAATTAAGTTAAAAGAAACTTTAAACATTCTTAAAAAACAAAAGATTGGAAGAAAAGTTTCTGATTCACAAGTTTCAGCACTAATGATGGGTTATGAACTTGTAAAGGAAATGGCCAATGTTAGAAAGTAAATTAAAATCTTTTATTGAGGAACTTATCCAAGAAATAGAAGAAGAGGAGTTAGATGAAGTAACAACTACAGCAAATGTAGATGTGTATCAAACTCCTTTTGCTTTTTCTGGTGGCAGGAAAAAGGATAAAAAGAAAAAAGATTCTATAGTCAAATCAAGTGGGTACACTAAAGTTGATGAGGCTAAAATAAAAAGACCAGTTAATAGATGGTTAGAATTAAAGAATGATGAAACTCGTTCTCCTAATCAAAAATTGGCAGTTGGTCTTAAAGAACTAAAATACCAATTAGCAGAAGTTGAAAAATTTTTTAACTGGTACAATAAGATAAAAACGATGAATGAACTCGATAAGAATAACTATTGGAAGAGAACTCATCGTCATATTTATAATGTAAAGGAAAGATTAATCAACATTGCAAATAGTATAAAGGAGTTAGACCAATGAAAATAACAAAAAGTAGATTAAAAGAAATCATCAAAGATGTTTTAAAAGAAGAATCTGAATATCAGAAATTTTTCAAAAAAGCATTAGAAAAAGCTGGTAAATCTATTCCTCAAATGTCTGATGATGAAAAGAAGGCATTCTTTAACAAGATTGAAAAAACTTGGAAGGGAAGAGGAGAGAAAAAGAGCTAAGATGACTAAAAATGAATTGTATGATATCATCAACGAGGAAATCAGAGATTTTAAATATGGTGTAAACCATTTTTTAGTTACTGAGGAACTCAATGAGTCTGATAGAGATGAAATTAGAAAAATCATCAGACAAGAGGTATCTGCAATCTTTTTTGATTTATTCAAGAAAAGAAAAACTTGGGGAGCATAATGAAAAATTTATTAATAGAAACAAGATTATTTGAAGGAAAGGTAAACGAAGATTCTAATGGTAGAACATTAGTAAAAGGTATTCTTCAAAGAGCTGGTGCTCCTAATCAAAACGAAAGAGTTTACCCAAAAGAAATTCTAATGAGAGAGGCTAAGAAATATGAAACTCTTATTAAGGAAAGAAGAGCATTAGGTGAATTAGACCATCCGGACTCTTCTGTAATAAACTTAAAAAATGTTTCTCACAATGTAAAAGAAATACATTGGGAAGGTGATGATTTAGTAGGTACTGTAGAAATACTACCAACTCCATCTGGTAACATATTAAAAGAATTACTTAAAGCAAATATCCTTTTAGGTATATCCTCAAGAGGTATGGGTTCAGTAGAACCAATCGGTAATGGTAAGGTTAGAGTTGGTGAAGATTTTGAATTACTTGGTTGGGATTTTGTTTCCAATCCATCAACACATGGTGCATTTATGACACCAGTAAACGAATCTAAACAAGTTATATCTGCAGATGTGTGTGGTAACTATTGTAAGGCACACGATTTAATAAGAGAAATAATAACAGAATTATCATGATAAGATTAGGCGGAATAGTAAATTTAAAAGCATTAGGTAGTCTGAAAGAAGGAACTCGTTCACAAGTTGGTATTATCGATAGAAGTGGAAAGATTCAATCGGGCTATGTTCATTTTGATGGATACCCATCTAATATGAAACCAGGTATTAAGAAACACATGAAGAACGAAAAAGATGTTCTTAAATTAATTAAAAGTGGTGGAGCAAGAGGAATCTTTGCTGATAAACCAGTAGAGTTCTATAACGAGAAACCAAGTCCTATAAAGGGTGATGTTAAAGATATTGCAAAATACATAAAAAAGAGTGGTATGGCGGGTGGTGCAGAATATGTATATTTATATGATATGAGAGATAGAAAATGGTATTTCGCAGCATCTGGTGAAAAAGCATTGAAAAAATTATATTAAGGAGAAAAAATGAAATTAGTAGATTTAGTACCATTAAAAGAAGAACCTTTAAAAGAAGGAAAATTCAAAAAAGAAGAAAGAGAATTAAAAGCCCTTGCGGGTGTAGTTAAGATTGATTTTTCAGAAGCACTTGAAATGTTAGAAGAAGATGGTGTTCTTGAAGCAATGGACCATTTAGAAAATGCTATTGAAAGAATCAAAGATGTACATAAGATGCTAAAAAGAAAATCATAAGGAGAGAATATGAAACTAACAGATATACTTAAAGAATCAGAAGATAGAGGATTATCTAATGAAGTAAAAAAACACTTCTTAGAAATCGTTTCTACATACAACAAATATCAAGAATCTATGGATAGAAAATCTGATATCATTGAAGTTGCTGAAACTTTGGGTGGTATCACAGAGGCTGCTAGAGAACTTGCTCTAAGAGAAGCCGATGATTGGTTTGATAGACACACAGTAAAAAGGAATATGGGTGAACTAACTAAGTTAGGTGCTCAGTTTGACAAAGTTGCAAAAGAGGCAAGAAACTTAGACCAAAGAATGAATGGATTATACGAAGATATGGGTAACATCCTTTCAAGATACTACAAAATTGGTGAGATTACTGAAGATGAAATGAAACAAAGATTAGGTATCGCAGAATCAAAAGGTGATTGTGGATGTGGATGTGGAGGAACTACTCCAGGTGGATGTGGTGATAAATCAGTAAACGAAGAATCAGTAAAAGTTTCAAGTAGAAATACTGATGGTTCAATCACTACTACAATCAAAGAAGAATCTGACCTAAACGAACAAGAACAAGTACTCTATGAGTTTGGACGAAAAGTTGAAAGAATGATTATGACTGAAAAAAGTTGTCCGAATGACCCTGGTAAGTGGGCAGCATCAAAAGCAGCTGCTAAAAGAAAATTTGATGTTTACCCGTCTGCATACGCTAATGGATGGGCTGCAAAAAATTATAAATCTAAGGGTGGAACATGGAGAAAATGCAAAAACTAAATGAGGCTTCTATAAAAGGACAAAACCGAAAGACCGGCGAAAGCTTCGGAATGGTTATTGGTTCTGATAAGAAGAATAGAGAAGGAAACTTTGAACTAACAATAAGAGTTATGTATAGTTCAAGGATATCTGCATACAAACTTACCTTTAATAGTAACAACGAACTTATCAATATCTTAGATTATGGATACTCAATGGATGGTAACCCACCTGATGTAAAAGGTAGTGGAAGTGGAAAGAGTGTCAAGTTAGATAAAAGAAAAACAATTACCTTTATTGCTAAACTTACTTCACCTGCATTTGCAAACAAGATTTACAAACATCTTCAAAAAGTAAACGAATCAGTAAACGA